GAACTCATTGCAGATTGCCAGAATGAGATCAAAACTCTCAACGGAAAGAATACTGAACTAAGTGATAGCATTCAACAGTATCTTCCTTTCGCTGATGAAGAGAAAGCAAAACGTGAAGGTGAAATAAAATCTCTTGAAAAGTATAAGACTAAGTTTGGCACAGAAATAAAGAAGCTTGTGAAAGAAGTACAGTTCTTTGAGACTAATGATATATGTCCTACTTGCACTCAACCTATCACAGAAGATACTAAAAAAGATCATGTGTTTAAAGGTAAGGAAAGAGCCAAAGAACTTCAGACTGCATCTAGTAAGGCTGACGAAGAACTATTATCAGCCCAATCAGCATTAGTATCTGCCGCTCAAATAATAGAAACTTGTAGACAGAAACAAAATGAACTAGCAGTAAACAATCAATCTATATCACAGTTTCAATCTTCTATTGATCGCACTCAAAAAGAGATTGGTAAACTTGATCACAACATAGATATGGATGAAGCTAATAGTGAGCTTACAACTCTTTCAGACAATCGTGATTCTTTGGTGGAAGAGAAACTAATATTAAATGAGCAATCCAATTATAATATTGTTATAGGTGAAATGCTTAAAGACACTGGTATCAAGACTAAGATTGTGAAAGAGTACTTACCAGTTATTAATATGCTTGTCAACAGGTATTTACAGACACTAGACTTCTTCGTGTCCTTTAACCTAGACGAATCATTTCAAGAAACTATTAGATCTAGACACAGAGATAACTTCTCATATCAATCATTCTCAGAAGGTGAGAAGTCACGTATAGATCTATCATTACTATTTACATGGCGGCACATAGCCAAGATGAAGAATAGTGTTGCTACTAATCTACTCATACTTGATGAGACATTTGATTCTTCTTTAGATCATGAAGGGGTTGACAATCTCATGAAAATCATATATAGTTTAGACAACGATACCAATGTATTTGTTATATCACATAAAGGTGAGATGATGGAGAATAGGTTCGAGAATAAAATAGAAATATACAAAGACAAAAACTTTAGTAAGATTAAGGAAACTTTATAATGGAAATCAGTGCAGAAACAGTAAATGTGCTAAAGAACTTCTCAGGTATAAATGCTAATATAGTTATTAGACCGGGGAATAAGATAATGACTATATCTGAAGCTAAGAACATCTTAGCGGAAGCACAAGTAAAAGAAACCTTTGATGATGTTGTAGGCATTTACGATCTATCTGAGTTTCTAAATATGCTAGGACTAGTTGATACCCCTAGTGTTAGGTTTGAAGATAACTTTATGAATATCAATGGTCAGTCTGGTAGAGAACTTATTAAGTACTACTATGCTGATACAGAGATGTTGACAAGTCCTACTAAACCAATCGAAATGCCAGAGGCAGATGTTTGGTTTGACTTGGATATGAATACACTCAATGGTCTAAAACGTGCGGCAAGTATCTTTGGGCATGGACAAATGGTTATTGAAGCAGACGATGGTGCTATCAAGTTATCAGTGAATGATCCTGAGAATAGCACTGCTAACACTTATGCAGTAGTAGTAGATGGGGGATACAACAAAGACGTATTTAAATTCGTTATAAATATCAACAATCTTAAGATGGTCTCTGACGATTACAAGGTTAAAATATCATCAAAACTTATTTCTGAGTTTAGTAACTCAGACGCAACTCTAAAGTATTGGGTTGCATTAGAAAAGTCATCAACTTACGGAGAATAAAAAATGGCTAAAAATGAAGACGAAGTGAAGTTGGCGCATGAATCTCATGCTCCAGTATACGATATGGCAAGTCGAGTATGCCGTTCAACTGTAGCAGTGATTGATACTATGGTCCAACGTGGTGCCGTTAAAGGTGAAGAGTTGTCCACACTAGGTCAACTACGTGATCAGTCAGTGCAACTTATTCAGATGGCTGAGACGTATCAGCAAGATGCGGCGGCAGACTCTGATTAATGAACAAAGAACTTCTTGCCTTTGATTTAAATTTTGACCGTAATAAACTTTTAAAATTATGGTATAAAAAATACGAATCAAAGGCAAAAAGTTGGGGTAAAGATTATGATATTGATACATTAAAAAGTCGGGGTGGTGTAACCAACATCGAATCTTTTGACGGAGATAGAGACGCATTCAAAGTGTCTAAAGTAGATCATGAAGAATATCCTCAGATATTAATGGAGTTGTTTGGTATAAAAGCTAATGCTAGTATTTTTTTTCTTAAGGCCAACGCTGTTTTACCTTATCATGTTGACACCGATCTTACTTGTGGAATAAACTTTATCTTATCAGATAACCCTGCCCCAATTAGTTTTGAGAAGTCTGGTAATACTTATGAATATAAAACAGCATTACTGAATCTCAGTTTACCTCATGGTGTATGGAATAGTAGTGAAGATAGAATACTTTTTAAGTTGTCGATAGTTGACGAACCTTATGAAGTAGTATATAATAAAATTATGGATTTGATGGGGTAGTAATATGAATGAATTTTTATGGGTAGAAAAGTATCGCCCACAGACTATAGATGAATGTATACTACCAAAAGAATTAAAAGATACCTTTAAGGCTGTGGTATCTACCAAAGAACTTCCCAATATGCTTTTCACTGGAACGGCTGGACTTGGTAAGACCACTGTAGCCAAAGCCTTATGTAAAGAACTTGGCCTTGACTACATTCTAATCAACGGATCTGAAGAAGGCAACATTGATACCCTACGTGGTAAGATCAAGCAGTTCGCATCTTCTATATCATTACAAGGTGGCTACAAGGTTGTCATTCTAGATGAGGCCGACTATCTGAACCCACAATCAACTCAACCAGCCTTACGTGCTTTTATCGAAGAGTTCAGTAATAACTGTAGGTTTATACTTACTTGTAACTTTAAGAACCGTATCATAGAACCACTTCACTCACGCTGTGGTGTGTATGAGTTTAATACAACCAAGAAAGGTCTTGCTCAACTTGCGGCACAGTTTCACAAGAGGTTCTTAAACATACTATCAGAAGAAGGTGTGAAGGTAGATCAGAAGGCTTCTATAGATTTAGTTATGAAACACGCTCCTGATTGGCGTAGAGTTCTCAACGAAGCACAGAGATTATCCATAGGCGGTAGCGGTAACATTAATGCTGTATCAAGTACTAGTGGAAATGATATATCAGGTCTAGTCTCTTCACTTAAAGATAAAAACTTTAAGGCTATGCGGCGTTGGGTTGTAGACAACATGGACATGGATACCAATGCAATCTTTAGGGCATTGTATGACAACGTTAGTGAATATGTCGAGCCTCAAAGCATCCCGCAACTTATTCTTATTCTCGCAGACTACCAATATAAGGACGCATTCGTTGCTGATCACGAGCTAAATATAGTTGCATCGATGACAGAGATAATGTCTCAAGTGAGGTTTAAATGAAATCATATAATAATTTAGGGTGGGCTACGGATGTTTTATCACAGTCTGCCAGAACATATCTTATAGACTATTTTGAAGAAGATAGAAGGTATCTTGAACAAAACCATAATCTTATGAAGACAACTCAGAGAACTACAGATTATAGCGATCCTATGCAAGTAGAAATACAAGCTAGGATTCAAAAGGCCGCAGAGACTACTATGAGAATGAAACTTTTACCATCCACTAATGGTGTCCTTGTTGAATACGTAAAAGGTTCTTATGCGATGGGTCATAAAGATGCGGAAGATCAATCTGCACTATCTGTTATTACTATGATAGATTTAAGTCAGGATTTGATGGGCGGTGAAGCATATTTTTCTAAAACTGAAGACGGGATAAGTGATGGGATGATCTCTGATAGTCATTACAATAAAATGATCCCCGGACCAATGGACAATGGAGATAGTTTAATGTACGGTTCCAAAATGTGGCATGGGGTTGAAGAACTATTCTCAGGAAGAAGACTTGTTTTAGTAACTTGGTTTAAGGAAGACGTGTGAAAAAACCAATTAATAGTATTATAGTTTTAGGTGGTGGTGTGGCTGGTTGGTTTACTGCCGCATACTTAAAAAAATTTAATAAACATTTAGATGTGACTTTAATCGAATCTCCTAATGTTCCTATTTTAGGTGTAGGAGAAAGTATGGTCCCACAACTAGGGGATATGCTTAAGTGGTTAGATATAGATGAAAATAAATGGTTAGCTGGAGTACATGGTATTCACAAGATGGGAAATCATTTTGTAGGATGGAACACAGAAACCCCCATGGAAACCGTTCACGATCATTGGAATGCTAAAAAAGAACATCAACACTATTATACTTTTAGTTTTACAAACAGAAGTAATGCGTTTAGAAAAACTTTGTATCACAATAGAAGTAAAAACGATTACTTCTATGATAACGATAATAAATTTGGTATTGATAATAAAAGCAGAGACTACTGGTATCATTTAGTCAATACTGGCAAGTATGATTGGCATCAACAGGGTGAGTATACGATGGCTCAATACTACCCTTCAATGAATAATAGGGCGGCCCGTTATGATGATGGTCATACTGTAGTAGGAGATTATGGATCTTATACGTGGCATACTGATGCCAGCCGATTCCCTAAAATGATAAGAGAACTATCTGCTTTACCATTAGGAGTAAAATGGAAAGAAGATCATGTTAAAGGGATACATAAAGACGATGATGGTTATATAAGAGAACTAAGTTTAGAATCAGGTGAAAGAGTATCCGCTGATTTATACTTGGATGCTACTGGTTTTAATAAAGTGTTAATGAAAACCATGGGTGTTAAATGGAAAAGTATTAAGCAACAGCCAACTCAGAGTGCTTGGGTAGCCCCTGTTAAGTATAAAGATCCTTATAAAGAAATGAGACCATACACTCAAAGCTATGCCCGTAAAGCTGGTTGGCAATTTATTATAACTTTGTTCAGTAGAATGGGAACAGGTTACATATTTGACGCTAACAGTTATGATAAAGATCAAGCCAGAGAAGATTTTATAAAGTATTGGGATGGGTATGAGTTTATGGCTGAACCTAGATTCTTATCTTGGGACCAAGGCTACTATGAGAAGTCATGGGAAAAGAATGTAATGGCTATAGGAATGTCTGGTGGATTTGTAGATCCAATGGAAGCCAATGTTATATACGTTGCTCAAGCTGGTATGCAGATGCTCAATCAAGTATTAAATAAAAATAAAGGCAGAGTAGTAAAAGAAAATACTAAGAAAGCTGTATCAAGAGAACTTCATAAACTTCAAAATCAAATAGACGATTTTATATGCTACCATTACACATTAAGTAAAAGAAGAGATACTGACTTCTGGCGTAAGTGGGGTCAGTATGGTATTGACAATAATCATAGAGAGAAGAACTGGAAAGAGTATAGAAGTGCAAGAGGCTATCTAGGATCTAATTTCTTTTTAGATTATCAGTGGGCTGATCAACAGATGTATATGGATCAGTGGGATACGGACTTGTGTAAATTAAATATCGATCCCACTCTCGTACCTTTGGCTGAAATGGATTATAACTATATAAAGGATAAGGGGTTATATACATCCAAGATAGCACCTCATGTGTATGATTGGAGTAGTAAACATCTGTATGGTGGTAGAACTCATAATGAAGTATTAGAAGAGGCGATAGCAGAAAAATGATTCATATTGATGGCGTAGAATATCTTAAAAGCGATAATGATCATGTTAGATCGTCAGTCATAAATTATTTAGAAAATTGGAATATAACTGTAAGCACTAGTGGAACAACTGGTAAGCCTAAGACGTTTAAACACGATAGTAAACTTATGCATAAGATTGCAGAGTACAATGCTGAAGCATTTGGTTTAAGTTCAAACAGCACTATGATGGCTCTGTATAATCCAAGAGGTATTGGCTTCTCCTCTATGAGTTTATATCCTTGTGCGGTAGCAAACTGTGATGTTTTTATAGAGACTACAGTATCAGATTATCCTAATAGAATACGAGAAATAAATCCAACTCACTCTCTTATGTTACCGAATGTGTGGAAGACTTGGCACAGACATAAGGCGTGGAAGAGTTTAGACTTAAGTGGGGTTCAACAACTTCAAGTAGGAAGTGATGTTACTCCCAATGGTATGATGGAAGATCTAAGGTCTAAAGGAGCACGACAAGTTAACACGGCTTATGGAAGCACAGAGGTTCCACCTTTAATCATGTCCACTGAACAGCAAGATATTTATCACTTCAATGATATAAATCCTATGATAGACTATAAGAATATTAATCATGAAGATGGTTCTATAGAGTTTGCTTGTAAGTATAAAGATCAAGATGAATGGTGGAATAGTGGAGACCTCATAGAATATAATAGTAAAGGCGAGTTCTTCTTTGCAGGGCGGCAACACAACGTATTTAAGATGGAGAACTGTGGTGATAGAGTATATCCAGAACAGATAGAAAAGGTTGCTATAGAAAATGGTGCGAGTTTAGCACTGTGTAGAAAAGTGAGTAAGCAATGTATAGTTTATTTCACGGGTGATATGAATATTAAAAACTTTATCAAAGATCATGTTTGTGGTTATGAGGTTGTTCCAAAGAAAGTCGATAGTATTGCTATTGATGATAATCTACGTAAGGTAAAAAGGAATCAAATCATTGCTACGTGAAAAAAGTAGGAGTGGATATGAGCTATACATTACAGACAATCCCAGAGATGATTACCTTGACGAGTTTATGTGGAGTATTGAAACTGACTATAGAAATACGAATAGTCTAGTAGACGATCCGTTTACTTATTCTAAACTTTCAGCATTTAAATTTAAATACGCTATACTTTGGTTAAAAGATGACGTACCGTTCATGGGATGGTTTTTAACTCAGTATAAAAATCTGCCTTCAAATGTAGTTAGATGTTTTTGTAGGTGGTATAAGTTAAGTACGTCTAAAGATATAACTATGAGATTTTTGCAAGAAGAGCATCAAATGTATGCTAAACATCTTCAACCTCTTTTAGATGCTGATAGTATTGATACAGTGTTTTTTACTAGGCATCTATCTACCAAAAAAGATATGGGAAAATGGAAAAATAAAAAACGTGTTAAGATTGGCATGGGCGAAAGAGCCGATATTAAATGGACTGAAAGTAAATTTAGAAATATTGAACAAACTATATACTACTTTAGCACATGGAAGTTTTATGATAAAATGGATGAAGGTTTTTTATCAAAGTTAGATAAGGCATGAACTATGGCACTAAATTAAGATTGCTGTGGATCAGTAGTCATTTAACTGTCTTGTATAGTTTTTTAAGTGTATCCTCTTATGCTATCATAGTATCTTTAATATGGTCTGTTGTCGTTGTAGTAGTAGGCGGTTATGCTGGATGGCATAGACACTTTATCCATAGAAGTTATGAAACGGGTAGGATTAGAAAGTTTATTCTATTATGGTTGGGGGCTATTCAAGGTATTGGAAAGCCTCTTACTATTTGTGCTATTCATAGATGGCATCATGCACATAGTGATACTGAAGAAGATATACACTCACCAACAACATTGAAGTGGTGGCAAATATTACTAGGGTTTTATAAAGAACCAAAATTACACAGAAGACTGATTAGCGATCTCATACAAGATAAAAATATAAAGTTTTGTCAGAGGCATTACTTCAAAGTTATACTAACACTAAATGTAATATTGTTTATTATTGATCCAGTGTTGCCCGGACTTATTATGGGTATTGTAAACTTACACGCTTTTTACTCAACAGGTATTATTATAAACTGGTTAAATCATTTGGGCGGTAAACCTAATAATAATATTTTATGTGCCATACTTACCTTGGGAGAAGGTTGGCATAAAAATCATCACGAAGATAGCACTAGGTATTCTAATCAGGTTAAATGGTATCATCTAGACCCTACTGGTTGGACGATAAAATATTTTTTAAAACTAGGAGATTAGATGGAACATGAAATAAGACTTTATACACAACCTCTATGTGGCTATTGTGATATTATAAAAGAAATGCTGGACAAAGCTGGGTATGTGTATTATACTATAGACATAACTAAAGTAGATGGATCTAAACGTTTTCTGAAAGAGCGTAACCATAAGACTGTACCTCAGTTGTATGTCGGTGATACTCATGTTAACAAAAAGGATACTCTTGAGTATAGTATAGAAGAACTATCGAATATTATAAATGAAGCAAGACTTGGTGTATCATCTACTGATTGGCCTGAGGGTAATGGAGAACAAGAATTTTAATGCCAAAACTTTTTGATTATGTTACAAGCATAAATACTTCTAAGGTAGATCTTATGAAGGACGATAGAGATGCAAATGTCTATAACGCTTTCTATATTAATCGTTCTCTTAGTTATTTTGCTGATACTGTTGGCCTTGCAAATGTGGTAAACCAATACCACCACCTTGACAAAAAACTACAATATCATTTTCTTATAAATATCATCAGGAAGCGGAAACGTTTTTCTAAATGGATGAAAGCCGAAAGTGAAAGTGATATTGATGCGGTTCAAGAATACTATGGTTATAGCAAAGAAAAAGCCAAACAAGTTCTCCCCCTATTATCACCTGATCAAATAATAATAATAATAAAGAAGGTGAGCAAAGGTGGAAGAAAATAACATTGTAAAATGGGTGCCAAGTGATATGCTTGAAGTCACTCTGAATGAGCCAGATGATTTTTTAAAAATAAGAGAAACGCTTACACGTATTGGTGTGGCTTCCCGCAAAGATAAAAAACTATTTCAATCATGTCATATATTACACAAGCAAGGTAGATACTTTATAGTTCACTTCAAAGAACTATTCATGCTTGATGGTAAGAAAGCTAATCTAGAACAGAGCGACTTAGAGCGCAGAAACACAATCGCTACATTGTTAAGTGATTGGGGTTTACTTGATTGGGCAGTAAAGGATGCTGAACATCCTTGTGCTCCTCTACGTCTGATTAAGATTATTCCCTTTAAAGAGAAGAGTGAATGGGAGCTTTGTCCTAAGTATAATATCGGAAACAAGCAGTAATGATTCCTGAGGAACTAAGAGAAGCCATAACCAACAGGAAAGCTCTTCACAGTAAATCTAATATACCAGAGAGTGCTTTTCCTGATTGGAATAATTTAGTACCATACTTTGACAGATCGTTTCTTAATGGTAACAAAAGAGCAAGAGATCCGCACAAAATATTTTGCGATGTTTCATCCGAAGATTTTCCTATAGTTCGACAGATAAAAGTGTTGCTTGGAACGCTGATCAATAGTGTCGATATATCTTGCCATTGTTATGCTGGCTTTAGTCCTAATGCCGTAGCATCTCCACCTCATTGTGATCCAATGCACGTATTCTTTTTTATGATACAAGGATCTATGCCTTGGAAGATATTTGAGGATGGGTGTGACTATAATGATAAGACGCAGACTATGACAAGTAAATCCACATTCTCTAAAAGATTAGTTCAAGGCGATTTTGTATATGTGCCTAAGGGAGTTTATCATTGTGCAATACCTGATAGTTCGAGAGTAGGTTTTTCTTTTGGTTGGGTGTAAGTTTTTAGTTTTACTTGTATAAATAACCTCAATGTGAGTCAGGCAATGAAGGAAAAATAATGACGCAACTAATAGACCCCCAAAAATTTACAGACACAGTTGGCCTTTTAAGGTCATTTTTTTTGTCTAAAGGATTTTTAGAAGTACACACGCAGAATAGATTGAGTATCCTAGCCGCTTGTGAAGACCCGTTTAATGTGGCAACGTATAATTATGCAGGGGAAACGTGGCCCCTTCCCCAAACAGGCCAGATGTGGCTAGAACATGAGTTACTCACCAAGCCCTCTTCGCAGGGCTTTTTTTGTGTCTCCACGTCATATAGACAAGAGCCAAACGCAATCCCCGGACGCCATGACATAATCTTCCCAATGTTTGAGTTTGAAATGCCCGGTGACATAAATGATCTTAAGGCAATGGAATATGAGTTATGCGAATACTTAGGTTTCAAAGAGCCTACAGAAAAAACATATCGTGAATGGCAACAGCATTATGGTGTTCATATCAATTCAGAACTTACAGCACAACATGAACTAGCAATGGGAAATTTCTTTGGACCCACACTAATCACAGACTTCCCAGAGATGACTAGTCCATTCTGGAATATGAGTAGGAATGAAGGTGGAGAGACCAGTAAGAAGATTGATGTTATCTTGGGTGGCATGGAAACAATAGGTAGTGCTGAACGTAGTTGTGACGTAGATATGATGAGAGATACATTCTACAGCATAACCGAAGGGGCTTACTCAAAGTTGTTGTTCGAACTATTTGGTAAAGAGAGAGTAGAGGCAGAACTAGAAGAGTTCTTTAAGTTTGACTTCTTTCCTAGAGTTGGTGGCGGTATCGGTATTACTAGAATGATACCAGCACTTCAAGCTATCAAAACAATATAGTAATAATCTGGGGTGGTGAAACTGGTAAACACGCACGACTGTTTATCGTGTGGCGAAAGCTTTGAAGGTTCGACTCCTTCCCCCAGAGCCAGTTTTTTCATATGGGGTATTGACAAATAGCATAACTAGTGTTATATTATATGTTATAAATAATGTTGTAGTGCAGATAATCTGGCTACGACATAATCTTGCTTGATCAAAAGGAGATACAAATGACAGGCTTACATCAACTATTCCCACGTTCATCTTTTGTTGGATTTGACCATCTGTTTAGTGAACTAGAATTTACTGCTAAACACGCTCAAGACCACTACCCACCACATAACGTTATAAAGCATGGAGATGATCAATACCTCATCGAACTTGCTGTGGCTGGGTTTACACAAGATGAGATATCTGTAGAAGTTAAAGATAGAACTTTAACAATCACAGGGGAACACGTCTCTAAAGGTAGAGAATTTATCCATCGTGGCATTTCAACAAAGAAATTTAAACGAACCTTTAGGCTGTCCGAACACGTAAAAGTAAATGGAGCAGATATTCAAGATGGTATTCTGGCAATAGACTTGCAGTATAACATCCCAGAAGAAATGCGTCCTCGTAAAATCAATATTGGTCAAACGAGGAAACAAAATGACACAACTAATACTAAGCAACTACTTACCGAAACTGATGGTAATCACCCCGGTCGGACAACTCTTTAAGGCTGTATTAAGCCCATTGAAGTCACTTCATAGATCGCATCAACGTTCCCGAAAGGCTCACGAAACTATTCGTGAACTGAACAAATTAAGTAACTATGAATTAAAGGATATCGGTCTTTCACGAGGCGATATCTATTCAGTAGCTCACGATCACTTTTCTGATTACTCAGTCAAGATAGTTACTAGTTCTAATTTGAATCTAAAGGGATGGGTCTAATGACAACTTTAGTAGGCAACTATATATTCTCGCCCTTGTCGGGTTTGTGGTCTTCATTAGAACGCTACATTCTGATAATGGGTTACAGAAGAGCGGAAGCGGAACTCGCAAGGATGGGGTTTCATACTCAATCCAAGATTTGTACGTTAGAGCTTAAAAAACTATAAAAAATAAAGGGGGCAAAGGTGTTGACATTTTTGCCCCTTTAGTATATTATAGAGGTTATATGAACTTTCCAATCTGCATAGAACTAAACGTAACAGAACTGTGCGATATGACTTGTTCATTTTGCCCAAGAAGTGTGGGGTATCCAAACTCTAATTTAAACATGAGCCTAGACACTTTAGATGTTATAATAAATCACGCAGAGAACTTAGACAGAGATATCGAATTCCATCTATCTGGAAGAGGTGAGCCTACTCTACATCCTAAGTTTTCAGATCTCTTGGATAGGTTAGACAGATTTAAAGTTAAGTTATCTACAAATGGTAACAGAGTAGATAGATACCTAGACAAGATAAACAAGTTGATGAAAGTAGACTACAGCATCTATGATCAGAGTAAGTTAACTTCAAAACAAATATATTCCAAATACAACTTTCATGTTGTTGACAAAAGAACTAATACTAAAAATATATACAATAATAGGGCTGGTTCTATAGTAAGTCAACAGACTGAACAGAATCCTTCTCATCCTAAATATAAGTTGATGTGTGAAAAACCTTTTCATGTGGTCTACATAAACTACAACGGCGATTACAATCTATGTTGTAATGAATGGTTTAACCCCACTGTTCTAGAGAATGTTCATACTCAATCTATAAAAGAATATTTAAACGATAATGTTATTTTAAAATCATTTCAAAAGGACTTGATGAAAGGAGAAAGAAAGCAGTCTCCATGTAAAGGTTGTAATAAACAAATGCATCCAAAGGCTGTTGACTTTCTTGATAGAATAGGTTACAATATAAGCTAAGTGTAAGTTTGGAGGATATATGAACTTTTATACTAGCGTGAATCGATACGGCAATTCCATCTTGTATCGTGGCGTAAACAACTATGGAAAACGAATAGAAGCCAAGTACAAGTTTGAGCCAAAGCTCTACCTTCCTTCTAATAAGATAACAGCAAAGCACAAGTCTATAGACGGTGCTCAGTTAGAAGAGATAAAGTTTTCTTCTATGTCTGAAACAAAAGACTTCTTAAAAAGATACAAAGATGTTGATAACCTAGATGTGTATGGTAATCAGAACTTCATACATCAGTTTATCGCTGACAAGTTCCCCACAGAAATAAAGTTTGACAGTAGCAAAGTCGATGTATGTTACATTGATATTGAGGTAGCATCTGATGAAGGCTTCCCGTTTCCTGAGGATGCCGCTCACCCTGTTATCTCTATCGCTCTCAAGTCTAGTCTTAGTAATGTATATCATGTCTGGGGTTTAGATGAGTATGATGCTGAAAAGGTTTACAGTGATAAACTTATTGTGCAGTATCGCCACTGTAAGAGTGAGGTAGAACTACTTGCCAAGTTTGTAGAGTGGTGGGGCAAAAACTGTCCTGATGTAATCACAGGCTGGAACGTGCGACTATTCGACATTCCCTATCTTGTCAATCGTATCAGACGTATTGGATCTGAGGAAGCAGTCAAGCGACTATCTCCATGGGGGCTAGTGTCTCAACGTGAACTTCATATCAAAGGTAAACGTATGGATGCCTATGAGATCACTGGTGTTCAGCAACTTGATTACTATGATCTGTTTCAGAAGTTTGGCTATTCGTATGGAGCACAAGAGTCCTACAAGCTAGACCATATTGCTTACGTAGTTCTTGGGGAGCGTAAACTGTCTATCGAAGAACATGGTAACTTGTACACTCTATACAAAGAAGATCATCAGAAGTTCATTGACTATAACATTCGAGACGTAGAACTTATTGAGCGACTAGAAGAGAAGATGGGTCTGATTACCCTTGCTATAACTATGGCATATAGAGGTGGCGTGAACTATGCGGATACCTTTGGCACTACAGCCATATGGGATTCAATCATCTATCGGGAACTGAATGCTACTGGCACTATTGTTCCACCCAACAAACATAAGATGAAATCACCATACCCCGGCGGGTATGTCAAAGAACCTATGGTTGGCTCTCATGATTGGGTAGTATCTTTCGACTTGAACAGTCTGTATCCTAATCTCATTGTCCAATACAATATGTCACCAGAGACAATACTTCCTAACAAATCTTTTCCTCATGGGGTAGACTACTATCTTAACAAGTCTTGCGACACAGAGGGCGTCTCCGTAGCCGCAAACGGCTCTGCATTCACAAAAGAGTTCCAAGGTATTGTTCCAAAGATTATTGAGAACTATTATTCTGAGCGTAGTGTTATTAAGAAGTCCATGCTTATTGCTCAACAGGCATATGAGAAGACGAAGACTATTGAGCTTGAGCGTGAGATCAACCAACTAGAGAATAGGCAGATGGCTATTAAGATCTTGCTCAACTCTCTCTATGGTGCGCTGGGCAATCAATACTTCAGATACTTTGATATGCGTGTGGCAGAGGGTATTACTTTATCAGGGCAACTATCAATTCGTTGGGCAGAGATTGCCATGAACAAAGAGATGAATAAGTTGCTGGGAACTGTAGACAAAGACTATGTTATCGCTATCGATACTGACTCATTATATGTCAACTTTTCTCCACTTGTTTCCAAGTTAAACCCAAAAGATCCTGTCAAGACACTTAGCAAGATATGTGAAGACCACTTCGAAAAGGTATTGGAGAAGTCTTACTCTGAACTGTTTGACAAAATGAATGCCTTCAAACCTCGTATGGTTATGGGTCGTGAGGTGATTGCTGATCGTGGTATATGGGTAGCCAAGAAACGATACATCCTAAACGTGCATAACAACGAAGGTGTTCAATACGCAGAACCCAAACTCAAGATGATGGGCATTGAGGCTATCAAGTCTTCGACACCTGAGGTTGTTCGTAATAAGTTCAAAGAGATCTTTCGTGTGATCATAGAAGGAACCGAACTGGATGTTCAGAAGTTCATAAGGGATTTCAGAACAGAGTTTAAGTCTCTACCACCAGAGTCTGTAGCATTTCCTAGAGGTGTGAGTGATGTGGGTAAGTGGGAGTCTAAACAAGATATATACTTAAAAGGAACACCAATACACGTGCGTGGGTCTTTACTATACAACAAAGCTATCAAAGACAACTCACTTGAACGCAAGTACGAAACTATCAAGAACGGTGAGAAGATTAAGTTTATCTACTTACGCAAGCCAAACCCTATTAAGGAAAATATAATATCCTTTCCAGCGGTTTTACCTACAGAAATGCACTTGCATAAGTATGTAGATTATGATATAATGTTTGGGAAGACATTCGTAGAACCCTTAAAGTTTATTCTAGACGCTATAGGGTGGAGTGTAGAACCAAGAGCAACGCTAGAAGACTTCTTTGGATGATGTATTCAGTAACTATATTTGAGAGTCAATATGATAATCAGACTCATCGTACATTAGATTTCGATGAGTGGGATAAGTTTGAGAAGTTTCTATATAAACTATCAGAAAGACCTCTGGAAGGAAAGAAAAATGCTGAACTTATTTCACCCGCTATATATCAGGATGGCACGACTAGATCCAATAAAAATGTATTGCGGTGGGCAAGTTGGTGTGCTGTTGACGTTGATGATCACACATTTGAAGGGGATCTAAAAGATGAACTTATTAGGCTTTATGGTGACTACTATTTTGTTTGCTATTCTACTGCAAGCAGTAAGCATGGTTTACCAAAGTTTAGGTTATGCTTCCCAACTAGAACGCCTATCGAAAAAGAGTCTATCAAACATTTCTGGTTTGCACTCAACTCCGAACTCAATTCGATTGGAGATAAACAAACTAAAGACTTATCTAGAATGTATTATGTCCCTGCTACGTACAATGGTGCTTTCAACTTTATTTTTACTAATACTGGCGGTAGCCACATAAATCCTACAGAGCTAATGTCCAAGTGGGAGTATAGCGAAAAGAAAGATAGCAAGAACTTCATGGATCGTCTACCTGAGGAATGGCAGAGACAGATCCTAGACTATCGTAAAGATAAAATGACTAACACTAATGTTGTCTGGTCAGGGTATGAGGATTGTCCATTCGTTAACAAGAGACTTGTAAAAGACTTTAAGAACATTGCCCATATTGACAATAGCGGTAGATATGCTATGATCTATAAGATAATGGTATCGATAGCAAGCAACGCTGTTGGTAAACAGTATGCTATTACTGCCAATGAAATCGAAACATTGTGTAGGCAGTTAGATTCTGAAACTGGTAATCGATATGAGAGTCGGCCTCTTCATGTAGAGGCTAATAACGCTTTAGAGTATGCGTATAAGAATGGAGTTATATCATGAGCACTTTACTTGAGTTCTTGGACTCAGACAATGATAAGGTAGGAAACTTTCCAGAAAAGGAATGGGTCAATATGCCTGAGTTCGTATCTGAAAAGGTAGAGCCATATGCGAAGGTCATTGTTCGTTTTGATAATGAACAGGACTTGAAAGAGTTTTCTGAAATGATTGGTCAGAAGGTTAATGTTAAAACAAAAAGTATCTGGCACCCACAACTAGATCGTGGTAAGAACGGTGGCTTACGTTGGGTAGAAAATGACAAGTCTTAACATACTTAAACAACTTAGCAATACCGCTGAGAGTGATGAGTGTTATACCCCGTCTGATCAGGTCCACCCTTTGTTGGAATACTTGGACAAGGATAAGACTTACTACGAAGCAACCAGTGGAAAGAGTTCTAACATACTTGACGGTTTCAACAAATACGGTTATAATATAGTTGGATCGGATGAGAAAGACTTCTTTGATTGTACGGTAACCGATGTATACGATGGCATCATAACAAATCCACCATACAGTTTGAAAGACAAGTTCATCAAGTACTGCTATGATCTAGGTAAGCCATTCGCATTGTTCTTACCTGTTGCGTCATTCCAAGGTAAAAGACGTGGACAAATGTTTATGGAGCATGGTATGTCTGCACTGGTTTATAATAATCGTGTGGACTTTACTGGTGGTGGTTCTCCTATGTTTGGTAACGCTTGGTTTATACATGGGTTCCTACCACCGAATACAATCTATTGGGTAAATAATCCGAAATGAGTTCCCTACAAAAACATCACATAGTTCCCATATACAAGTGTAAAGAACTAGGACTGACAACCAGTTATAAGATTGGTTGGAAAGAGTTTTATTTCAAAGAAAACATGGTAGAAGTATCAATACTAGATCATGCTTACATACATAATGGATATGGAAATAGTGACCTAGAACCATTGCTAAAAGTATGTAATCCACCACAATGGGTAATAGACATGATACCACTAGGGGATAAGAGAGATCGGCTAGCCGCAGTAATCCTTGCAAAAGGAGAGATGGATGGAATAGATATATCTGGTGAGAATAATCCAAGGTGGAAGGGTGGTGTATGGGCTAATGATCCAGTGGCATGGAGAAAGGCATATAGAAAAACACCAGAGCAAAAAGCACAACAGAAGGTATATAAGCAAACACCAAAGTATAAAGCACAACAGAAAGCATATAATGATGCACGTAGAGAAACACCAGAATATAAAGCACGACAGAAAGCATATATGAGGGTTTATGATAAGAAACGTAGAGAAACACCAGAGTATAAAGCACGAAAGAAAGCATATCAAAAGGCATATAAGCTTAGAAAGAAGTTAGAGAAAGAAAAAGGGACAGGTGATTTGTCGGCGTTTTATGAAAAATAAATATCCCATATATGTGGTCTCAAAGAATCGTTGGGGGTTGACATCAAGTTAAACTTATGATATCTTATAAGAATAACAAGACAGAAAGCGAATCGTATTATGAATAGTATCGAAAAAATTATTACTCCACTGTTGGAAAAACTTGCTGGAAGAGTTGAAGACAAATGGTATGGATCTAAATATGAGGTAGTTAAAGCGGCGGCAATGACACCTAAAGGTGATTTTGGAGAAGAGGTTACTGCTACATTGATAAAAGAACTCATTGGTATGAGTGCTAAAATCATCAACGGTGGTAAAGGAGAATTTGATATCATCACTAATTCTGGTATTAAATTTGAGAACAAACTTGCTACTGAAGATACTAGTGGTGGGTTTCAGTTCAATGGAATAAAAAAAGATGTAGTATATGATTATGTATTTGGTCTTGGTGTTTCTCCAAATGATTTATGGTTTGGTATTTGGAGTAAAAAAGAGACAGAAAATTTAACCGTTTCTATGACCAAAGATGGTTCTGATAGCTTTAAACTATCTGCAAGAAAAGCTTCTGGTGCTAAATATCCTTTACTTCCTTTAACACCACAAAACTTTAAAAGAGAGGTATCAAAAATTGTCTAGTGCATGGGATGGATTGGTAAATAACAAACAAAAAACTGAGTTACCACATTATGCAATAAATAAAAGTTTACCCGCTGATAGTTATTTCACTTCATCGAAAACGGCTAAAAGATGCATTGATATTGCAAATTTGGTAATACCAGATAATACTTTTACCTATATCGAACCATCTGCTGGCGAAGGATCGTTCTATAACCTATTACCAAATAGTTCTCGTATAGGTATAGAATTGTATGATCGTAAAAGACCAGAATATATACAAGCAGATTACTTAACATGGTATCCCAAAGAAAATAATAATTATGTTGTTATAGGTAATCCACCTTTTGGTGTTAGGGGCGCAACGGCTCTCGCATTTATTAATCGTTCTCTATTATTTGCAGACTATGTAGCATTTATTCTACCCATGTCGTTTCATAGTAATGGTAAAGGTAGTAACATGAAACGAGTCACAAATGGTCATTTGATTCATTCAGAAGTCCTTTATGGCGAATCATTCTTTTCCCCAGACAATAATAAAGAAATTAAAGTCAACACGCTATTTCAAGTATGGAAAAAGGGAGAAGGGGAAGGGATATTCCCAGATTATGATATATCAGAGTATGCCGATATATATACTGTCTGTTCGTCACCAAATAGGTTATGCGGATTAGAAAAAATAGGGACATATGATTTTTATGTTTCATCATCATATTTTGGCGAAACTCTTCCAACAGTATATGATTTTACAGATGTAAAATATGGTTCTGGTTATGGTGTTATCTTAAAAAAGAGTAAAAAAGATATTATTAATAAATTAAAAGATATGGAATGGAATAAGTATGCTTCATTAGCAACTAACAGTTGCAAACATATTCGTAAATATTCTATAGAGAAATGTTTACATGATCTTGGATATGGTAGCATTAGAATACTTAGAAAGAAGTTAGAGCGACAAGGTAATCTGAATGCGTTTTTATGAAAAATAAGTATCCCATATATGTGGTCTCAAAGAATCGTTGGGATCAATGTAAGACCGCTGAACTTCTTGACAGACTTTCGGTGGACTATCATATTGTGGTTGAGGAAGATCAACTAGATAAGTATGCTGAATACCATGACAGAGACAAACTCCTAACCCTTGATGGAAGTTACTTAGACTATTACGATACGTGTGATGATCTGGGTCAGAGTAAGAGTAAGGGTCCGGGAGCGGCTAGAAACTTTGCGTGGGAGCATTCTACTACAACGTATGGTGCCAAGTGTCATTGGGTTATGGATGATAACATCTACGACTTTCACAGACTAAACAATAATGTAAAGGCCGCTGTAAGAACTATGGCATGGTTCAGAGCCATGGAAGACTTCTGTGACAGATACTCCAACGTAGCAATCGCTGGTCCTAACTATAGTAAGTTCTGTAAGGCAACCGATAAGGTTCCACCACTTATCTTCAATACAAGAATATACTCATGTCTCCTAATCCGTAATGATATTCCTTACAGATGGCGTGGACGATATAATGAAGATACTGATTTATCTTTAAGAGCATTGAAAGATGGTTGGTGTACAATACAGTTCAATGCATTCCTAGCAGACAAGGGAACAACCCAACGAACTATTGGTGGTAATGATAAAGAGTTTTATGCTGAAGAAGGCACACTACCTAAGTCAGAGATGCTAAAAGAAATGCACCCTGATGTTACTGAGGTTGTTTGGAAGTTTAATAGATGGCACCACCATGTGGACTATAGACCATTTAAGAAGAACTATTTAAAAGAAGTTGATAATGTCTTGTATGCTAAAGATCCAGAGTATGGAATGAAGCTTATAGATATTGGCAGAGAGAACATTGGTAGACGTGCTATTGATGATAGAATATAGGGAAAACAATAATGCCGTATGATCCAGATGCTAGTTTATTTCAAATGGGAGATTTTACTAGCCACGCAGGGCTACCACTCAAATGGAAACTAGAGTGTGATGCTATTACAGACGAAGAGTGGCGGTGCCTAGCAAAGATGATTATGGATTATCAGGATCGTCCATTTAGTAAGGCAGTCGGCATACCACGTGGTGGAGTTAAACTAGCAGAGGCACTGAACGAATATGCTTCTGGTGATGATACCGACTTCCCATTAATATGTGATGATGTGTTCACTACTGGAACTAGTATGATAGATTTCATTAAAGAAAAATTTCCTACTTTTACTCAAGGTATGGGTTATAGGTGGGTAGTGTTTGCACGTAAACCTAGTAACGTTCAACCTTTTTATACACGTGCTTTATTCACGATGCCTGAGATTACGGCAGAAAGATATAAGATAGTTGATAAGAAGAAGTAGCTTGACTAAACTGAAAAAACGTGTTACACTATTTAAAGGACATTACCTTCAGTTAAGAAAAGAAGGTGTTAGATTATACGGCAGAGACCAATCGCACTTAGCATACTATTCAAAGTATAGTAAGTTTAACTGCTTTTGGTGGGCCGTTTCAAACTCTCGTACTCACGAGTTAGATGGAAGATATAGACAATGGTAAGGATTATTGCTGGCCCATGCCAACACGAATCTCTTGAACAATCTTTAGAGATAGCAAGACACTGTGCTGATGTGTGCTACAAGTATAGCGTAGACTATGTATTCAAGGCTAGTTATGATAAGGCTAACAGAACTCATATTTCTGGAGAGCGTGGATGGGGTATTTGTGATACTCTTATAGATTTCTTTACTATGAAAAAAGAAATGCATGATCTTAAGATACTCACTGATGTTCATGACAAACTAGACATAGATCAAATCAGTGATGAGAAGTGTGTTGATATCTTACAGATACCAGCATTTCTAAGTAGACAGACAGATCTTATTCAAAGA